TACCCACTTCAAGCGTACCTGTTGTCATTGTACCCAAAGCAGATGTAATATCACTTATTCCTTGCGTACTAGGGTCGAAGTCAATTGATGCAATTGAGCCTGTGATAGGAATCCACCCACTATTGGCATATGGGTCAGTTCCGTCATAGCGGTAAATCTGATTGCTTGCGTCTGTCTCGTACCAAATATCATCCTCTTCAATATCAACAGATGGGTAGTCCGCCTGTGAGAATGTTGTTACACCGCCACCGCCACCACCACCCACTAATGCAGATATAGCGTGATTATCAACTTGAACCCAAGCAGAAGACACACCCATAGCATTTACAGCTTTGATTCTTACATCAATAGTTGTGCCTGATGCTACGCCTATTATATAAATAGGAGAGCTGTCTGTTGTATGCTCTACATCCCAAGGGTTTTCACTAGGAGTTCCGCCTGCTATCCTTACTTGAACAATATAATAATCTACAAAACTGTCATTTGAATCCGTCCAAGTTAAATATATTCTAGGGCTTGTTGAGCCATCGTCATTAGTTACTTGGTAGTTTTCGCCACTATAGATACTTAGACTTGTTGGCGCTGATACACCATAAGGGTCAGGTAAGTTAGTGTCAGGCACTGTTGGTATCTGAGTAACAGAAGCCCATGAATAAATAGAATCTTGATGCTCTGCTAATGCCACAATAACATTACCGTCTGCTTTAAGAGATAAGTCAATAACTCTGAATGGCTTTGCTGACCAAGCAGGAGTTCTGTGCGTCACTGAAACAATGTCACCAATAGCAACTTGAAGCGCTTCTGCTGTTGCTAAAAACGAACATCTGATGCCTTCTCTTGACTTCTTTAAGATTGACTGAGCTATATGCTTTGCCTGATACACATTTGTAATCGTTGCTAGGTTTACTCTATGCTCTAGTTGGAATCCACCATCTTCTGATAACAAGGTTGTATATTCACTACTGCCCGCATCAGGGTATTCAACTTGGTCTTCTTGCCAGTTGTTTTGTGGGTTAGTGAACGTAGCAATAACACGATTGTATCTATTACTTCGCTTCTCACCTTCAAAACTAATTCCTTCTACAATGTGGTCTTCTGTAAATGCGAACAAAGGAGAGCCTGCTGCCTCAACAATTAACTTATAAACACCTTGAGTGTACGGCACTACACCTCTCATTCCTGACATGAATACTTTCATATTAGTCATTAATGTATTATCAGTGTTGATTACAGCATTACAAGAAAACATATCAATCGTTGAACCACTAGAGTAAGGCGTTACATTGATATCACAAATGTCTGCTGAGTTTTTCCATGATGCGTAATCAGATTCAAAAGATGTACTCGTCAATCCTTTTCCATATCTAGTGTTGGTCATATAATCCAACAAACATAAAGCAGGATTTTGTGAATATACTGTTGACCCATTTCTAGGGTCGTAAACCTTTCTGCCTAATACTTCTGCTTGAATATTAGGGATTGAGCCGAATACCTCTCTATCCCATTTAAGCCTTATACCCAAGTAAGCAACACCTTTTAATGTATGTGCTGAAGTCCAGCTAGGTGCGTTCAATAAGGTTGAATCTACTGTCTGAGTGTCCGAGCCTAGGTGCTTGTTAATCGTAACCAATCCACTGAATTTAGAATCTGTTGACAATACATCGTTAATCCAAATGTTCTGAATACTTTGTATCTCACCTTCGCAAAGGACTAATGCGATATAAAGGTAGTCGTTATCAGAACCACTTGTCTCTACAAATACCCTTGTTCCACCTACTTTTCTATTGCCGTAAATAACAGGAATCTGAGCGCTATTACTTTGTTTGTTTAATAAAACACCGTCTTGTTGGTCTTCAATGTCATCAGGGTCAGGAGACAACGCCCAAGATATGACTGCTGATACTATGAAACTTACAAACCACTCAAACATTACGTTCTACCCCACTTTAAGTCTTTAACTATATTTGCTGCAAAGTCAAAACCTTTGTCACCTGTAAAATGTAATCCTTGCGAATTGCTATTAGTCTTTCGTCCTGAGCGTTTTTCAAAGTCTGACCAGTGTGATGCTATATCCAATTCAATCACTGATGTATCCATAGTGTCTTTTACGTTGTAACCATTTATACGACCATCATAGATAAGCACAGGAGTTCCTACGATTGCGTTATTACTATCTAAGAAAGCTCTTAATACTCTAACTTGACGTGATACATAGCCTGCTGATAAAAAAGCCGATATAAACGATTGTTCTACGCCTGATAAAACTAACTTAGTTGAGCCTACTCTTAATTCAGCAGATTCTTTTACAGTTTGAACATTAAGAAAATGACTGCTTGCAGAATAAGTATGACCACTATAAGTAATATCCTGTCCTGCGTCTGTTAGATAAGATGTTGATGCAAGATGTATCTCCAATAAGTGGCACATCTTGATTGAATCTCCACTTAATACTGTTAATAGTGACGTGTCTAAGCTTCTACTCATAGAGCCTCAATGAAGTCTACTTCATATCTAAATAGACCATCGTTACTCATGCCGAATGATTGAACGTCATTTCTTAGCCTTACCTTCATCGTTACGTTGTCGTAGTTAATTGTCTCATCATTTGCTACGTTAGAGCGAAGAGGTGGCTGTATATCGATAGATGTCGTGTTACTTGATGTTTCGGTATGACCAACAACCATATAGACCTTATCATGGCTAAATTTAATCATGTCACCCTCAACTACCGTACCTGTAATTCCGTCCACTACTATTGTAGTTTGGCCTGCTGCCTTAGTACCGTTCACTCTTAACGTGCCTGATGCTGTACCTCTAGCATCTTCAAGGATAGGGATTCTTACTGTGAAGGTTTCTGACTGGCCACGTTGCTTCATAATATAAGCATATACAGGCATAAAGTCTGCTTGAGTCATAGGTGGGTATTTTGCTGAGAACTCCCAATACTGACTTGATAGTTTTCTTGATTGTGTTCTACCGTTTACAGTCTGTGATGTTAGAGTCTTATCATTAGACTTTAAGTTCACTGACTGAAATACGGGTGTCGTTGGATATGCCATTAAGCTGTCACTCCTGTCATGCCTCTATCGTTCATAGCTTGATTAATAATGCCTACAATCATGCCTCTACGAGAGTCTAATAAATTATCAAAACCTTGCGTGTCGTTTGCGGTAATGTTGAAACTTACATTTACGTTGTTAGTCTCACTACGTGAGCCACCTGAAGACATAGCATCATTTGGAATAATTGTGCCTGTTTTGTTTGGAACGAATAACTCAGCACCTTGCTCACCAACTACATAAGGCTGGTTTCCTGTCACAGTACCACCGTCAGCTCTGAACATACTAGAGAAATTGAAAGCGTTTGCCATTCCTTGAGCCAATGGTTGTGCTACTTTAATTTTAATAAATTCAGCAAGAACAACCCTTGCCATATCTTTAACAGATTCTTTAAGGTTTTGCGTACCCTGACCTATGTTCATAATCATGCTTGTAATAGAATCTGACATTGAGTCTGTTAATCCTGCCACTTTTTTAGCAATATCAAGGTCATCCATTCGTTTAATTGCTTGAGTATATGCGTCTTGTGCTTGTTTTGTTAATATAGCCTTTTGCTCTAAAGATGTTTTTTCTGCATCGTTAATTCTTAAAACCTCAACACCGTATTCTCTCTTTAACTTTTGTCTTTTTGTTTCTTCTATGCCTACTGTTTTAAGTTTATTTATGTATTTATCAACATCAGCACCGGCTTTTTTCATTATCTCGTCTTTCTCATCTGATGCTGTTAATTTTGCTTTTGGTTTAACACTATCATCTATAATGCCTTGCATTGTAGCAATCTCTTTCCTGATTTCTTCTGCTGTATTTTTTAAACTTGCCAATGATTTTTCAGCAAGTTTTTTACCAATTTTTTTAGACACTTTAGCCATGTCAAAGTTATTTATCTTTCTTTGTACTCTCGCTAACTGTTCTTGGAATTTTTCAAGGTCTGATTTGGCGTTTCCAACTACATCAATACCACCTGCTTTCCTAACCCCTATAATTGCTCTTGTTACCGCATCAATACCTTCTGACAAAGCAGCAATACCTGCAAATGCTAATTTGGCTTTCTTACCGCCTAACAATGCTATAACTAAACCATACTCTCTAACATAAGGTGGCAATCCTAAAAACCCCTCAATAATACTACCAAAAGCCTCACCAAGAGTAACAACAGACTTACCAAACTTCTCTACATTTGCTAGAGTAGAAGGTTTACCTAATGATTCTGTAATACTCAGTACAACATCTTTAGTCATTTCAAATACACCGCTATCGGCAAATTGAATCTTTAACTTAAACCAAGCATCTTCCATCATTGATACTTGACCTTGGAATGTCTTGGCTAATTCGGATGTTGCACCCTTCGCTGTGGTAGTTCCCTCTTCCCACATTTCTTTAAGTCGTGTCTTTGTTTGTTCGGCACTATATGTAACACCTGCCTCAAACCCTAAGAATGAAGCAACACCACGCTCACGGAATAAGTCAGCACTAGCAATACCACTTGCCATTGCTCTTTGTAATTGTTCTGCTGTTTTAACGAAGTCAAGACCGGATACCGCTGCGATATCACCGGTCATTTCTAATAGACCGTTTAAATCGTCAATATCATCTGTAACTGTTAATAAAAGCGGAGAGGCTTTTTGAATATCCTCTAGTGCGAATGGCACTTTAGACGCAAAGCCTGTCATAGTATCAAAGGCTTTTCCTGCATCCTTTGTACTACCTGTTAAGAATTTAAGACGCACTCTCAGACTCTCTAAACCTGACGCACTTTGAATGACGGATTTCATTACCGCCCCTGCACCTAACGCACCCATTGCGCCATTTAGTGAGAATATCTGGTCTTTTACACGCTTGGCTGTATTACCAATGCCTTTAATACCGGCTTTAGCTTTCTCAACACCGTGGGCGCTGACCTTTATTCCTAGTGATGCTACTTGATTAGTCGCCATCTTTATCCTCTAGTTTGAAGTAGGCTATCCAACCATGAAACTCATCAACTGTCATTTTATCTATCTCATAAACAGTCTTGTGTAAGCGATTCGCAAGTGCGTACTTTGCATATAACTCGGAATCGCCCTTTAGTTTCCCTCTTGTTCCTCAATAGTTTGAGAGGTTGATAATTCGCCTACAACTCGTGTAATTACATCCGGTGATGCACCATTCATTAAATCAACCTTATCACTAATAGTAAACACTTTATTGCCTTCTTTGTCCAGCGATTTTAAGATTAAGGTTCGTACCATGAATTCAAAGTCATCGCCTTTAGCAAATTTCCAAAGTGATTTCTTTTCCGCCATAGTAAACGGTGTGCAATAGATAACAGTATCCCATTCAGGTACTTCAATTAACCTAGTCTCTAGTTTATCAAAGTGCGCCTTAACGTTATCTAAAATACTCATTACGATACAGTAGCCCAAGTAACAGCACCATTAGCTTCAAATGAAACTGAAGTCTCAACCATACCGTCTAGTGTAGTTGATACACCTTTCTCAGTAATAATTGCTGATAATTCAGCGAATGTGTCGCCTGTTGTCGCACCTTCAGGATATAACTTTAATGCTACTTCAGCACCTACAGTCATTGCGCCTTGACCTGTTGTGTCAGTCTCATCCCAAAAAGCAGTCATAGAGCCACTTGCTGATGTTAAGCCTACAGTCTTGGTACGTGCTGTGTCTCCTAGTGTAGTGTCGTCAATAGTCTCTGCTGACTCTGAGACACTCCAATCCTTTACTTCTTGGATTACGTTTGAACCGATTTTAGCCGTTCCTTCGCTACCTTTATGATTTGCCATCTTCTTTCTCCGTTGTATTTACTTTTGTTTTTGTTTTTGTTATAGACTTTTCCGCCCAACCTTTCGCCTTCATTTCTTCAATCTTTGAAGGGTGTGGCGTTACACCTTCTTTATCACCGTTAGGTGGATATAAAATTACTGTTTTCATTCGTCTCTCCAATATGGAATAGTTACATTTACCTGATACCAAATATCATCAGCCCCTATTGTTTCAATACTACCAACTCCACAAACCACATCATTAAACTTTCTACCATCAAATATTGATGAGGCGTAATCTGCATATTGTCTTATTGTACTAGTTCCTGTGTCTCTTGGAACGAAGATTTGCACAACTATAATTCCGGTATGGCGTTTTAATTTGTTAATCGCTCTATAATCACCTTCACCGTTTAATATATTTAAACGAACCCAACCTTCATTATTCGGAGTATCAAACTCTACATTCTCCCATGCAACCGGAGTATATGTCCAGTATTCAGAGAATCTGTTTTCAATTGCTAGGCGTTCCTTTTCAAATGACATTATTTAAAACTACTCCTAATCTCATTCATAGTAACATCAACCATGCCTTTAGGTGCTTGTTTACTACTACCCTTTTCTAACAATCCGATATACGGTAATGAGTTAGTAATATATATACTATGTTTACCTGAAAACTTTTTAAAAGGCTGTGTTGTTGTGGCTTCATTGTTTACAGATGCGTTAATACTGCCTTCTGACATATTCCAATTTGCTCTAGCACGACCTGTATCAACAGGTGTTTTTCTAGTTACACCGTTATAAGCATGAAGTGTTATTTTTCTAACAACTTTATCCACCTCTAAACCTGCCTTCTTAGCAAACTTTTTGATTTCGTTGTCAAATGATGATATGCTCATCCCACTTTCCTAACTGTTAATGTGTATGACGCACCGGCAGGGTCGCTATCAACCTTGCTTATCTTGTGTACTTCAGACCCTCTAATAATTAAATCATTAGACTTAGGTGTGAAAGTCAAACCTTTGCTAGAGAATAACACGTTTAATTCACCTGTATTTCCATTAGATATTACCCCACTTCTAAAATCTTCACTCGCTACACTTACTATAGCCTTAATCGTATGGTCGTTTTCATCTTCTGCCAATTGACCTGAATAAACATCATAATCAGCATTTCCCTTTACTCTATAAGTTACCGTTTCCGCTATGTCACCAGTGGCAGATATAGCAGAGCTTACTGCGCTAAGTAGCGCATCTCTCAATCCCATTAGGTTCTAACCACCGATACAGTGCCAAACTTAGCACGAGCATGAATAGAGCCCCATCCTCTTAACATTTCCTGAACAATAGAAGGCATTACACCTGCCGTATCGTTTTTATCAAATGTTAGTGAAATATCGCCAACCTCTAGACTTGTTAGGCCTTTACCTTGAGCATCACCAGTTAGGTCTCCTGCTAAAAGGTGTCTAGCAAATTCAGCTGTAGCATTCTTTACTGGTTGTGGAACTATCGTAGAAGATACGGTAAAACCGTCATCGGTAACACCTGTTCTGCCCCAAGCCAAAGCTTGAGTGCTAGAAGTCTTTGCGCCTACCCATTCAATCTTCTCGTCTAAGATACGAGTAGCCATCTTTAAGGCTATCTCCTTATTGGCTTCTGTAGAAGCTGTCCAAGTTGTAGCGTATAAATGTGTTGCGTGGTAGGCATCTGCGTCTGATACTGAAACATAGCTATCTGCTGATGAGCCGTTTGGAGTTGCGTCTAATGCCATAATTTTTCCTTAATAAGTACCCCCAAGGTAATGAAACCAAGGGGGATTTTATCAAACTGTATTAGTTATTAATACCGTTTAACATTGCTAGAC